ATAACCAGCATCAGCAGTGTAGAACTGACGCATTGAATTCAATCCTTGAACTTCAGCGATGTCTTCGATCAAACGGCTATACTCGTAGTGCTTGTCAATTGAAACTTGAACGTCAGGGTTGCTACCAGCAATCAAGGTAACTGCATCGGTTGCTGCTTTAGCAGAAGCCGAGCCACGGCTTGGTGCTGGAATGTGTACTAAGTCACCCTTTTTGCCGCGGAAGTTCATCTTCATGACCAGGTTGGCCAAGACGAGATTCTTCTTGTACGCAGCGATAATCTCATCACTCCAAATTTCTGGAACGAATTGACCTGCGCTAGAGCTGGTAATGCTATTGGTTGGGGAAAATGCTGTATTTGCCATGTTAATGCTCCTAGATCAAAAGTAAGTTATTTGACCCGTCCCTCTTGATACGCCGCCATAATCTCATCAGATAATGCGTCGTATCGGGCTGGGTCGTTCATTTTTAGCCGAATTAGATCAGCACGGCGGTAAACTCTCTTTGAACTTTCACCGCTTCCACCACTATCAACCTGCACAGATTTCATCGTTTGCTGGCGTGCTGCATTAGATTGCTGCGTCGCTTGCTTCGTCTGAACTCCACGCAACTCTTTATAGGTAGACAGCAATTCGTTAGCAGAATCAAAATCAAACTCAGCATCTGCCCGTTTGAATAAGTCCAAACGAATAGGTGACGACTTAACCCAATTCACAAAACCGTCGTCTCGAACCACTTGTTCAAAGTCGGGATGTGCTTGAGCTAGTTTTTGCTGAGTCTGAAGCGCCCTTAGTTCAGATGCGGCCTTACGAGCCTCAATGATGTCGGGGTGCCTATCAATCGTATTACGAACTGCCTTTTGTGGGTCTTCATAGAAGTCCACTTCCGGCTCTGCCTCTGCAATAGGTTGCTGCCTAGAACTAAGGTTTAGCTTAATCAGTTCATCTGCTAATTTCCGCACTTCGCCGACTTCTTGCGCTTGGCGTCCAATGACTTTTTCCGCTTCCTGGTGCATCTTCATAACGTCTTCAAGAGACTTATTCCGATAGCGTTCTGGAAGTTCTGGCTTGTCACGGCCAATCGAAGAATCTAGCTTGGCATATTCAACATCTAACTCACTAGGCGACTCAGGTTCTTTGTCAATCAACATATTAGGTTTCCTTTTCCTGCCACTTTTGGTTCTCAGGATCACATAAACAGGCCATTACTGGTTATCTGTTCGCTTTTTGCTCCGCAGCGAGTTTCTCTCGATGCCTACGATCAAATTGGGCTGCGGCAGTCGGGAATGCTCCTGACCAACCCTCCAATTGAAACGCTGGAGCGGATATTATGCGGTCGGCTTTGCTTCCGCACTCGCATTGAACTTGAACCAGCTCATAACTGACCAATTTCTCAATGCGATGCCCGTTCTTACAGGCAAATTCATACATTCGGCGCATTTAATTCCTCATAAGCATCTGAGCTGACTTGCTTCAAGTTTTTCAGCCATAGCAAAATAGAAAGTTCGCCCTTCTTAAACCGTAAACTTTTTTCATCATCAATTGCGGAAATATTATTCAACGCATTTATCATTTCTTCAATATCTTCCGTTAAGTCTAACCAGCCTTGGGTAGACATCATGGAGAATCGATCTTCATAATATTTCTGTAGTTCTGGAGCCATAAAATATTAGTTTTTACTTACCACAATTATAAGCTGAAAATACTATTTTGTTTACCAAGGCATACCGTTTTGTTTAACTTCATTTTTGCGCAGTTTGTACGCAGCAAGTTCAGCATCAGCCGACTCTTCAGATTGAGTGCCAACCAAATCTTTTACCCATGCTATAACGTCAGCCTCAGTCAAATCGGCGTAATCAATCGGGTCGCTTTTAGGAGCAGGTAACGCAGTAAAGTAATTGTGCGTAAAGCTATCAGCGCCATCTGATGCTGTGATGGTAAACGCTACTGTTTTCACAATGCCTGAACCGTCACGCACCATGTCAATAATTTTGTATTCGTATGTGTTCATTTTTATTTCCTTAATTAATCACGATAAAGTTGACTCTTGTTGCTGCTGTTGGATTAGCATTTGGATAAAGAGTAAATGAGCCAGACGCCGCTACAGCTTGGACTGATTTCATGGTTGTATCGTTTGTTCCTACTGTGCAAATAATAATACTATTTGCAGTTACTAAGCTATTTGTTACCACTAAAGATGCGGCTGCTGCTGCAAAGTTTACTGTACCCGCGTTTTTGTTAATTGTTTGCGCGCCATTTGTACCACTAGGCGTAACTGTCTTATTAAACTGCATATCGCCAGCAAAATAATTGGCTGCTGAACCAGCCATGTATAGGTTATAGCGACCAGTAGCAGCAGGTATATCACCATAAAACCCGTAGTTAGTTCCAGCACCAACTAGACTAGACCCAGCAATGAATCCGTATTGGCGAGTGATTGAAGAACCAGAACCTATGGTTCCTTGATTAGTTGTGTAATGATATAAATCAGTAAGTGTAAAACTAGCTGCTTGGGTTGACGGAGATGATCTGTAAATTTGAGCTGAAACAGTAACATCTGATTGAATAGTGCTATTTGTAGCAACACCGTAAGCAGTACCTGAACTAGTAGCTCCTCCCGAAATATTTGCTCCAACAGCTAACACTCGATCAGTTAAAGATGTAGTACCAATACCTAAACGACCTGCCATATAGTTGGATGCGGTACCATTAGCATAAAAGTTCCAGCTATTAGTTGCTGCTGCGATATTTCCAAAAAATCCATAATTGTTAGTTGCGCCAGTTAATGTAGCCCCTGCAATATACCCATATTGGTTAGTAACAGTAGAGCCAGCACCTAGTGTTAACTGAGTGGAATTGTAGTGAGTAATGTTTCCAAGGGTAAATGATGCTGCCTCAGTTGTAAGCTGAGTCCTAAATCCTGTTCCGCTTACCGTTACGTCAGACATAATGGTTGGAGTAATATCAACTCCAATAGCTGTAGTTGCACCAGTTAAATCTTTGCCAATGCGTAAGTTGTACCCAGTTAATGCTGTACTTCCTATGCCAACTGCACCAGTAGTTAGAAGGTTAGTACCATTAAACGTCAATGCAGAAGACCCAGCAAAAGTTCCATTATCATTGTATTGAATCTGAGTATCTGAACCAGCTGGTACATTGCCGCCACCGCTGTTGATAATGACTCGTAAACGATCCGTAATGTCCGGCGGTAGTATCTCGCCAGCATTAACTTCACGGCCATTGGATAGCGTGATGATTAAGCTATTGTCGAAGTCGATACGTATATCAGTGATTGATATACCATCAGCACCATCCAGACCGTTGATGCCATCAATGCCGTCGCGGCCATCACGCCCTGGCATTCCATCCTTACCATTACGACCATTTAGGCCATCCATACCATCACGGCCATCTTGAATCCTAGCAATGCGATTCTCTAGCATTGCATAGATGTCGTCGTACTTACCTTCCAAGTCACCCTTCATTTTTTGAAGTGCTTGGATAACAGCCTGTGCGCTCTCACCCGCTTTTTTCTTTTGCAGCATGCGTAATTCAGAGACTGAGCTGTTTACAGAATCAAATAGCTCATCGGAAAACTGATTTGCGTTAAATACTTTTTCGATATCCATCACTGCATCCTTTTCTGCAATTCATTGAGAAAGTCATTTTCAACATTAATGACATTATCTTGTGCTTTTCCGTGTTCTCTTGACATCTGCAATTCAACAATCTTGGACTTGTTCTTAATATCCGCTTCTTTAAGCATCAAATCGGCGATTCTTACGCGCTTGTCAAACTCTTTAGATGCTAAATCCGCTTGATTAGGTAGGTTAGCTGTCAATCCTTGCTGAATCTTAGCCTGTACTTCCAATGGTTTTAGCTTGGTATCGATCATAATCTTCGTAGCTTCAGCACGATTCTGTTCTGCTTGCGTCGTATTGACCGCAATCTGTGCTTGAGCTGCTTGTAAGGCTAATTGCTCTTGAACTTGTTGCTTTTGCTGTGCCTGTGGATCAACTTGACCCATCTCATCTAGGCGTTGCATCAATTCAGCGCGGTTCGATAGCGAACTATTAGCAACAATGCCCTTCAAAATGATCGGCAGTACTGGCGTATTTGGCCCCAACGTCTGAAGCAAACTAATAAACTGCGCTTGCTCGTATTCACGCGCAATAATACCCAATGTAGCGGTAGGAATGAAGACCATATCCACCGATGGATACCGTTCGGGGTCAAACTGCATAAAGCGATACGCTGCTTTGTTGATAAACGGGATCAAGAAGTCTTCTTGGAAGTTCACCAACGTACGTTTGTACTTCTTGATAATCGAGGCCACCGCCATCGACATGCCCGTACCAGCTGCATCGCGTCCAACAGCAGAGACCATGCCGTTCGAGTCCAATGTGCCGGTCGCTTGCAAAAGCATTTGCTGAAACTTCTCAGCTGTGGTGATGCCTGATCCATCCGTCTGACCAAACTTGAACGGGTATAGAATCTCATTCGGGTTGCCGTTGGTGTAAATAGCCTTGCCAGGTTGCACCGTTAGCTTGGCACCCCGTGGCAGTCGTGTCGCATCTACTGCCATCATAGGTGAAGCAGTCAAGGCCAGCGAATCCAGATGCGTTCTTACCTGCGCATCAATGGATTTTTGCATGTTGTAGGCTTTTTCAATCGTCCCGCGGCCTGGCAATCTATTAGGCACAGTATCGGCCTGATACGTAATGACTGGCCGATCCTTCATCATGTAGGGGCTTTCTTCAGCCTTCAATAACATGCCATCGTTGGCGATAACAACGATCGCCTCGACCATATCTTGATAATCTTCCGCTGCTGAATCGTCCGGAAACAGCTCAACGATCTCTTCACCGTCCGTCTCTTCTACTTTTTTCAGATACTCTCTAGGTACCAGACCGTAGTAGGTGAGCAACAGCACCTTTTCATCGTGAAACTGACTTATCTCTTGTGTCGGCTCCAAGCTAGCATCGTCATAGGTAGGTGTAATATCTACTTTGCGGTAGATGCCGTTCTCAATACCCCGCACGATCTTGTGGATTGATACATACTTCTCAATGGCCACACCCATGCAATCATCCACGGTCGTGCCATTGGGATCCCACAGGAAGTTCTTAGGGTTGATCGGCATCGGCTTAATCGATACACGCATCTTTTCAGTTGTGCCGATAGCTGCTTGTGACTGTCCTGGCATCGGCATCGTCGCTGGAACCAGTTTCTTTTCCATCGACGTCGTAATCTCAGCAATGCCGGTACCGTAAATCTCAGCCAACAGCACTACTTGGTCAACGTGTTTGCGCAACTTATCACGCTTGAAGTCTTCCATCATCTGGAGCTTTAAGAACTCGATATCCATTGGATTGCCGTCAACATCCTTGATGTCATCTTTGATGTCGAAAAACTCGCCAGAACCAAAGATCGCTTCGATGATCTCTGCATGGCGAGTTTCTACTGCTTGTTGGGTAGCTGGCGTTACGATGCGTGAGCGTTCAGAGTCTCTCGTCTTGTCTTCAGAAGCCCATTGGCCACGGAAGATGCGCTCATACTCTTCCCAATCGGATAGGAAGTTAGCGTCTCGATAGTTGCGCCACCTATCGCAGTGATCCACCACAAAATCGACTAGCTCTTTGTCGTTTTCTGTGGGTTGATCGAAGTCATTTTGATCCATTTATACACCCGAAATAATGTCCACCGGCTCCCAATCATCCGATTCATCCTCTTGCATGTAGGATGTTACCGCTAATTGGTCGATATAAGATAAGGCGTCAGGCAGATCATCATGTACCCCTTGTGCAGGAAACATTAGCATCTGATCCAAAAATACGTCCCAATCCTCGTCTGAATTAAGCACTATCCGTCCATGCTCAAAACGCCCTTGGAGGCTCCAGATTATCCGGTCAGCCTTTTTCCGGTTACCATGCGTTAGGTCAACTATGTGAGAATATACATTATTTTTACGCATTAAGTCACTTAAATAGGGCAGAACGGCATTTTTTAGCGCTCCTCGCTCAATTCCAATCGATAGTGGCCGATAGTCACGTATGGCCATCAGTATCTTGGTAGCCGTCTCACGGATATCCCACCGGCCATGCTCGATCTTCTTAATCCACCATTTGCCCTCGTCTGTCACCTTGACGATCGCAATGGCCGACTCATCTAAACGCTTCTTAGAATTCGCCGCTTGTCGTGCCACTTCTTCAAATCCAGCCAAGTCCACTGCTATGAAGTAGCTACCATTTGACGGCTCTTCGCCGTACTTGATCCACTCTTCTTTGAATATGTTTGAGCCAGCATTTGAGAAGCTGGCCATGTACTCCTGCTTAAACGCAAAACTAGACAGCGTCTTCTTAGCCGACTCAATCTCTTCCGGATCAATTAACGGGTTGTCCTTGGTGGTGAAGTGCCAGCTCTTCCAATCCTTGTCGTCACCATCCTTACCCAACTGAAATAGATCGTAGAACCAGTTGCGGCCTTTGGGCGTTCCGATGAACATCCCCCGACCCTTCTTGTCTGACAGCGCAGCACGGATGACCTGCTCCCATGTCTCTGGCTTAATGTCAGCCACCTCGTCCAGCACCGCAAAGGTCAAGCTGACACCGCGCAAGGTA